AACCAGAACGACGGTGTATACGGCGGTTTATAGGTATGGGTCAACCTAGTACCCCCCCCCTATGTCTAGGCTATCAGAGAAAGCAGAGTACTCCGATTTTTTAGCGCCTCATCCTTGGCGCCCCTTGGTTTCGATTACAATGGCCTTTGCCGAGCTTTAGCGGCCCGCCAATTGCGCTGTGCCGCTTGCCAGGTAGCTACCTAGCGGCCCGCTCCCGAAAACGTGCCAGCGGGCCTTTCTGGCCGATTTGGAACAAAACAAGCACTCGCCGTGAGTTTACGTTTTGTTCTCATCAAGGCAAGAAAAAGGCCCGCTCAATTGCGGGCCTTTCCCTTGTCGTTTGCGCCGATCGCTAGGCGTTGCGGCCGTTCTGCGCCGCCAGGAACTGCGCCAGGCTCATCTTCGGCTTGGCCGTGCTGGTGCCCTTGGGCTTGCCCTCTGCCGTGAACGAGAGCTTACCGAAACGATAACCCCATTGGAGCTGTGCCTTCATTTCGGCATTGGCCCTTGCCTCGAAAGCATCTTCCGCAGCGTATGCCGCACGGAATGCCTCGGCCCGCTTGGCGTAGAGTGCCTGCGCCTCTACCGAAAGCGTGCTCACATCGAAGTCATGCCATGTGCGGCCTTTGCTGTCAACGTATGCCATTGTCGTAGTCCTTGCGGTTGCAATCCGATAGCCCATCGCCATCGGCCGGCGACCTATCGCATGTTTGCCGATGGGCGTCAACTCACAATCGTCGCTGCACTGCACCAATTCGATGCTGCACTGCACACTCCATCCCATGACCCATCGCCATGCCCCCCGGGGGTCCAAACTCGGGCGCTCGGCTGGGGCGCCATACCCCTCCGCGCATTTTTTATCATTTCACACACCCATACCTATACGCGCGCGAAATGGCGGTCTTCAAGACAGCGCGAAGGAATTCTGTATACACTAGCGAGAAAAGTTCTTGACTTTGCGGCGAAAATGTGGTAAAATGGTAGGGTAAAATCGAGTAGCGTCTCTAAATTTTGGTGTAGCGATGTGTTAGGTCGAGGCAGACCTTCCAAACATCCTAGCATCGGGCCATTGCGCGAACTGACTCGCGCCGAGGTCCAGGCCGTCCAAAAATCATCCATAGCGCCGGTTCAAAAGTTTCGGGACAGCCATCATCGAATGGCCCGACTGTTTGCTAGCGGCCTTAGGGTTAAAGAGGTCGCGGAACTGACGGGCTATTCGGTCAGTCGGGTTTCGCTGTTCCACACGTCGCCCGCATTCCAGGACCTGATCGCCGAAAAGCGCAAAGTTGAAGACGAGGTCCACCGGGATCAGATAACGGCATATAATCAATTGATTCTATCAAATGGGTTGAAGGCCGAGCGAAAAATTGCCGACAAGCTCGATGACGATGATGAATCTGAGGAAATGAGTGTACGAGAATTGATTTCAATTGCGAGAGACGCCGCAGATCGGGTCGGGTTGTCGAAGCGATCCGTTCAGGTTGGCGTGTCGGTCGATTTTGCGTCGCTATTGGACCGAGCGATAAAGCGCAGCAATCCCCCATCCGGCGACTTGAAATTAGTCCCCCAGCCGCCGCTGTTGCTGGATGGGGGTCCACTCACGGTTCCTAATCCCATTCCCGTTTCCACCTCTGTTCCCGCCTCTGTTCCCGCTAAACCAGTTAGATTGGTCAGGAGGATATAGCGATGCAGAACGTCGGTTTGATCTTGCTTTGCTTTGCGTTTGTCTTTGCGACAATCGCCGCATGTGTGATGGTTCAGGCCGGGAGATTTCATCTTGGCTGGGCCGCTGTAGCGTTCTGGATAGCCTCCGAGTTGATTGGAGGCCTCGGTCGGGTCTTTCACTAACGCCATGCCCGATTATTCAGACATCATTGAAAAACATGCCCGTCGTGTCGGCCTTGATCCTGGCGTGATGAAAAAGATCATGCAGGTTGAATCGGGCGGCGACACAAAGCAATCAACTGGTAAAAGGGAACACTACAAAGGCTTGTTTCAACTTGACCGAGAGGAATTTGCACGTCATGGCGGCACCGGAGATCGGTCGGACCCGGAACAGAACACAATGGCCGCCGCAAATATGATGGCCCGACAAAAGCTAGCGTTTAAAGCAAAGTACGGACGTGATCCAACGCCGACCGACACATATATGATCCATCAACAGGGCGCTGCTGGTTACAATGCCCATCTCGCTAATCCCGATGCCCCGGCGTGGGAGAATTTCAAAAAAGCCAGCGGCTGGTCGGACAAGATGGCCAAACAAGCTATTTGGGGCAACATGACCCCGGCAATGAAAGCCAAATATGGCTCGGTCGAGAACGTTCCAAGCAAAGGTTTCGTTAATGAGTGGGGCCAGAAGATTGAAAAGGACGAATATCAACCATCCAGCGATGTTGTGGCGACCAGCGAGGGCGGGACGGTAAAACGGCGTGGGCAGCGCCCCGAAAGTCAGGAGCCCGAGGAAGAACAGCCATCGCTGGCCAACGCTTTTGAGCTTCCACAGAAAATGCGGGTTCCGACCTACGAGGTTGAGAACCTGGTGCCGAACATTCAAACCCCCAGGGTCATTTGATGCCTGTTCAGTTCCAATATCCTGAGCGTGGCTGGTCAACTGGCGGGATGCGCAAGGTTGGCGGTGATCCTAACGACGCTCCGACCACGTTGAAGCTTTTTCCGTATAAAAAATCGAAACAGCAGGAGAAAGAGTATCAAAAGCGCCAACAGCGACAGGACTTGCCGCCAGATGACCCATATCAAATGAGTCCGAAGCAATTGAAGGCATCCGGTCGAGCAGAGGCGTATAAACCTGATTTTGATTACGCTTTTGGCCAAACAGCGCCACCGAAGGGCGCTCCTACGCCAGAACAGGTCGCTTATGGCGAACGGGCACCCAAAAAAGACATGGGGCGCATAGAAGCCACTCCTAGCGACGCAGATGTCGTTGGAAAGGTCGCTGGCACGGTTCTTGGCACCAATGTTGAGGATGTTGGCATTCGGGCGCAGATTAGACAGAATCTAGCGGCTGGCGGCGACATAACCATCAGCCCTGAGCACTTTGACATCTTCACTGACGAGTTAGCTCGCAGAAAAAGAGAAGCACAGGCCCAATGAACGAACAGCTACTAGAGTGGCTGGCTTCTGTTTCCCGAGACCCTTTGCGGTTCGTCATGGGTGCTTTCCCTTGGGGCGAGCCGGAAACTAGGCTATCAGATTTCCCAGATGGTCCCGAACCTTGGCAGAAAGAAATCCTTGAGCAGATTAGGGACGGCCTTATCGACATCAACAAGGCCATTCAACTTGCCGTTGCCAGCGGCCACGGAGTTGGAAAAACTGCGCTGGTTTGCTGGATTATTTTGTGGGCCATCTCAACCAAACCCGATACCCGTGGAGTTGTCACTGCGAATACAGAAACGCAGTTGAAAACCAAGACCTGGGCCGAACTCGGGAAATGGTTTCATATGTTTATAGCGAAAGACTTTTTCTCGCTAACAGCGACAGCGATTTTCGCAAAGGACAGCGCCCATGAACGTACATGGCGAATCGACATGGTTCCGTGGTCCGAACGGAATACAGAAGCGTTTGCTGGACTGCATAATAAGGAGAGAAGGATATTGGTGGTATTTGATGAGGCATCGGCCATACCGGACATCATATGGGAAACCACCGAAGGCGCTCTTACCGATGCTAACACGGAAATCATTTGGTGCGTATTCGGAAATCCGACTCGCAACACCGGAAGGTTCCGTGAGTGCTTTCCTGGCCAGAAGCACTCGAAAGAATGGCGGTCGAAGCAGGTCGATAGTCGTGAGGTGTCGCTTACCAACAAGGCGCAAGTGGACTCTTGGATCGGAGCGTATGGTGAGGACAGTGACTTCGTTAGGGTACGTGTTCGGGGTGTATTCCCCCGGACCGGTGAGATGGAGTTTATTTCGAGCGAAGATGTCGAAGCCGCAGCGATCCGAGACATCGAGAGCTTTGCGAACGACCCCCTGGTTATAGGAGTTGACGTTGCGAGATTCGGTGCTAATGAGACTGTTATTTGGTTCCGTAAGGGTCGTGACGCTCGGAGTACGCCTCCTGTTCGCTTACGTGGCGCTAGCGTTGTACAGGTCGCAACAAAAGTATCAGAGGTCTGCCAGACATACAAGGTCGAGGCCGTATTTATTGATGGCGGTGGCGTTGGTGGTGGCGTGGTTGATAACGTTCGGGCTCTTGGCATCCATTGTTTCGATATTCAGTTCGGGAGAAAATCTGAGTCGCTAGGCTTCATCTGGGGCGCCGATGGAGAGCGGTATGCAAACAAGCGAGCCGAAATGTGGGGATCAATGCGATCTTGGCTCCGAACAGGTTCAATTCCTCATAATGCTGACCTTAAGGCCCAATTGGTTGGTCCGACTTACACATACAATCTCAAGAATGAAATCGTTCTTGAGCGCAAAGAAGATATGATGAAACGAGGACTGGACTCGCCTGATCTTGGCGATGCGCTTGCGCTGACCTTTGCAATGCCAGTCCAGGCCTCCCGGCGAGACACTTTCCCACAAAAACCGCTGGTTCAGTCCGAATACAATCCACTCTCCACACAGAACATCTACGGAGATATGGTTGACCCAGAACAGGAAGATCGGAGGGTAGCATGACAAGGGCTCAATGGAAACGGTATTACAGACAGTTGCGAATTATCCGACGTGAGAGTTTAAAGGCTGCGATGGATGTGTTGCTCTTTGGTACCGGGTGTGTTCGAGTTGGTTCAGAAGTTAAGGACTTCATTGAGTATGTGGATATTCGGGAGGTAGTCTAATGGGTTTCGTAGCCAGAGCCTTCACGCCGCCTGGAAGTGGAGCTTTTGTTCCACCGCCAACTCCGGCAGCGCCAACTGCGGTAGCGGCACCAGCCGCACCAGTAGCGCCGACTGCACCAGCGCCACCAGCGGCATTTGGCACCCAACAGGCGCCAATTGAAGCCGCTAGGCAGCGATCGGCCACTACAGCGACAACTCTCGGCTCAGCGGCCGTAGCGGGCCAAACAGCACGCAAAACAGCAACGGTGCTTGGATAATGCCACGAGTTCCTGACGCCAACTTCTACGACGAGCCGCAAACGGTCACCGGCGAGAAATTTGTTGCGCCCGAGAATCTTCTAGTCGCTGCTGCCAACATGCACGACATGGGGCGCCTGTTTGAGCAAGGTGGCGGCCGGTTTGCGGGTGTTCGTGGAAAAGGTGCCAAAGGTCGGCCTTCGCAGTCGCTAAAGGTTCGGTAATGCCTGACAGAACGGTCAGCGACGAAGACCTTGCCTATCATCGGCATGTGAACGAGCGGCTGCTCGGATTGCGGGTCAATCGCTATTCTTGGTGGGTTCATGGAAGGGAGCTTGCTGATTTCCTCTTACCTAGGAGGTATAAGTGGCTGATCACGCCAAACCAGATGACTCGAGGCTCCCCGATCAATCAGCATATCCTCGACTCAACTGGAACCTTGGCTGCACGCAACCTGGCATCGGGGATGATGAGTGGTATCTCTTCACCGACCCGTCCGTGGTTCCGGCTCAAAATCGGCCGGATTGATTCCACCCAAACGTCCCCGGTGTCTCTTTGGTTAAATGAGTGCGAACGGCTGATGATGTTGGTGTTTCAAGAGTCGAATTTCTATAACGCTGTAGCGACGGTGTATTTCGATCTGGTGATTTTCGGCACGGCCGTAATGCTGATGTACGAAGACTATGATAACGTCATTCACTGCTTCACGCCTTGTTTTGGCGAATACTATGTCGATAACGACGGTCGGATGCGGCCATTGATTTTCTTCCGTGAGTTTACGCTGACTGTGGACCAAGTCGTTAATCAGTTCGGCTACGAGAATTGCTCGACCCAAGTCAAAACGCTTTACGACGAGGGCAAGGCTGGACTGACTCGTGAAATCATTGTCGCTCACGCCATTGAGCCTAACGACGATGCTCGTAGGTTTGGGATACCGGAAATCTTCAAATATCGAGAAGCCTATTGGGAATGGGGTGGATCAGCGTCGCCGCAAGGAGGAATCTCATATGCCCCGGGCTTCTTGCGAAAAGGAGGTTTCCGAGAAGCGCCGCATATCATTGTTCGGTGGGACTTGGTATCGAATGATGCGTACGGCCGAAGTCCTGGAATGGATGCTTTGCCCGATGTCAAACAACTCCAGCAGGAGGTTCGACGCAAAGCGCAAGCCATCGACAAGGCTGTTAACCCACCGATGGTAGCCGACATTCAGTTGAAAAATCAACCAGCCTCGCTTCTTCCAGGCGGCACGACTTATGTCGCTGGAATGATGCAAGCCAACAACAGTGGGTTCACGACGGCATATGGAAACTGGCGGCCCGATATTGGCGCTATAACCGAGGACCTGAACGAAGTCCGACAACGGATCAGGACGATTTTCTACAACGATCTTTTCCAAGTCATTTCCCAATTCCAGACCCGATCGAATGTCAGCGCCACTGAAATCGATGCCCGTCGCAGTGAAGCGCTGGTTATGTTGGGCCCTGTGTTGGAGAGGATTCAATATGAGTTGCTGTCTCCTACAATCGACCGAACATTCTCAATTATGTCTAGGGCCGGAATTTTGCCGCCTGCGCCACCTGAAATCAGAGGACAAAATATCGATATCGAGTACGTCTCAATGCTGGCTACCGCTCAGTTGGCTGCGGCTACCAGCGGTATCGAACGTACCTTGCAGATCGCTGGAGGACTTGTCGGCGTCGACCCAAGCGTAATGGACAACATCGATATAGATTTTGCGATCGAAAAATACTCGAGTCTGCTTAATAACGACCCACGGATGATCCGGGCGCCAGACCAGCTTAAACAAATCCGTGATCAGCGCGCCCAGCAACAGGCTCAGGCCCAACAGAGCGAAGCGGCCGATCGTGCGCAAAAACTGGCCGCTGGCGCCAAGACGCTCAGCGAAACCAGCGTTGGCGGCGGTGAGAATGCTCTTGAGCGGATGATGGGTGGGGCATGAGCAGGGTTGTATCTTGTCGGATATCCGAGGGCGAATGGAATGCCTTTCATCTCGTCTGCGAGCGCCACAGCGTTTCAGTCGGCGACCTGTTTCATAGCATCATAGTAGATGCGTTAATCGATGAGGGTTTCGATGCCTTACGACCCGAGCAACCGGAAGGACGTAAAAACGGCTTTGAAACAAGCGAAAGTTGAGGAACAGCAGCGGAAGGAAATCGTTAATGGAATTATGTCGGTTGGACCTGGACGAAAGTGGATGTGTGAAATCCTTGAGCATTGCCATTGCTTCGCCACCAGTTACGCTGACGTTGCCGTCCGCATGGCGTTCATGGAAGGCCAGCGTGAGGTCGGAATCATGCTCCTTTCAGATATCATGTCCGCCTGTCCGAATCAGTACATCTTGATGATGGAGGAACGAAATGCCAGACAATCAGCCATCGACGCCAGATTCAGCCGGAGTGGGCAGAACGGCGACGGGAGAGATAGCGAATCAGGGCCAGACAGCACCGGCAGCGGCGACGGGTCAGACGACGACGACGCTGGAGCCGAAGCCGAGCCTGGCCAATGAACCTGCTGGATCGCTAGCCAATCAGCCAGCGACAGCGCCAGTAGGTGCACCGGAAACCTATGCCGCCTGGAATGTGCCAGATGGCTGGACAATGGACACAGAGGTCGATACTGGCGCCAGGGCCATGTTTAAGGAAATGAACCTGACCCAGGACCAAGGCCAGAAGCTTGTCGACTTCTATATCAAGCAAACCAGCGAGTCCGCCAACCAGCCGTATGAAGCCTGGAATCAAATGCAGGAACAGTGGGTCAAAGAGGTCAAGGCCGATCCTGTTCTTGGTCCGAAGCTGAACGAGGTCAAGACCACTATCTCTAGAGCCATTGATGGCCTTGGCGATCCGAAACTCGCTGGAGCCTTTCGTGAGGCCATGGACTACACCGGCGCTGGCAATAATCCAGCTTTCATCCGAACGTTCTACAAACTCGCACAAATGATCACCGAGGGCAAGCATGTGGCCGGTAATGGCCCATCTGCCGCTAGTCAGCAGCGCCAGGGTCAACGCCCTTCCGCCGCTCAGGCTATGTACCCAAATTTACCAAGCGGTTAGCCCAGCCACTGACCGTGGATGAATGGAGATGGGACGCCGTAAACCAAAAGGAGTAACCCGGACTTAGGAGGCCATCATGGCCGTAATTGGGGCAACTGCCCTAACCTATGCTGATTGGGCTAAGCGAATGGATGACGGCTATCACGTCGCCGTTATCATCGAGCTTTTGTCCCAAACGAACGAGATACTCGATGACATGCTTGTGGTGGAGGGTAACCTTCCGACGGGTCATAAGACCACTGTCAGGACTGGCCTCCCTCAAGCGACCTGGCGACTGCTCAATACAGGTGTCCCTAACGCTAAATCGACGACCGCTCAGATTGTCGATACTTGTGGCAATCTTGAAACTTACTCGGTCATCGATAAAGACGTGGCTGATCTTAACGGAAATACCGCTGACTTCCGCCTCTCGGAGGTCAAGTCTTTCCTTGAGGGCATGTCACAGCAAGTCGCAGCAACGCTGATCTACGGGAATCAGTTCATCAATCCGGAACGGTTTTCTGGACTGGCCCCGAGGTATTCGACCAAGAACCAAGCTGCCTCCCAGACCGCGGCCAATGTTCTGGATGGTGGTGGAACGGCTTCGACCAACACGTCGCTTTGGATCGTTGTGTGGGGCCCAGACACCTGGCACGCCACGTTCCCGAAGGGCAAGGTCACCGGCCTCCAACACCGGGACATGGGCGAGTGGCCAGTCCAAGACGCCGCAGGCAACACCTACCAAGCCTATCGTGATCACTTCAAATGGGAGATTGGGCTGGTAGCCCGAGATTGGCGCTATGCGGTCAGGGTCGCGAACATCGACATCACGCAACTCTCGGGAGTCAATGCGGCCAACCTCATTAACCTGCTCGTTCGAGGGCTGTACAGACTTCCTACTGCGCCAGCTGGAGCTACTACAATCCAAACCTCGGACACGCCTGAAGTTAGAGCTAACATGGGTCGGACGGTTATATACTGTAACCGTGTTATACGAACCTATCTCGACCTCCAAGCGATGAACAAGACCAACGTCCTCCTTCGGATCGAGGAGTTCGATGGCAAGCCGGTCACGACCTTCCGCTCGATCCCGGTCAGGACCTGCGATGCAATTGTCAACAACGAGGCCCAAGTGGTCTAAAGGAGGCAACTTATGATCCTCGACGGCCTACTCCAGTTCTCTGGACCCAACGGCGATAGCCCAACGGCTACCGGCGTTTCTACCAACATCATCGACCTCCACATGCTTGGTATTCCTGTCCTGGCAGCAGGGCAGGGTGCCAGGGATATCGGTATCGGTGACGATCCTGCAATGAAGCTTCTTGTGCAGGTGACTGCACCCTTCACTGGTCTGACTAGCCTCCAGGTGGCTCTGCAAGGTGCCCCTGACAACGGTTCGGGTGCCCCAGGCACATTCGTGAATTGGTGGCTCTCGCCCGCCGTTGCCTTGGCTAATCTGACCGCCGGGGCTCGGCTCTACGACATGGACATGCCTAGGCCTCCCGCTGGCGTGGTCGAGCCCCGGTTCCTCCAGATGAGCTACACCATCGCTGGTACTGGCACTGGTGGAACCATCAAAGCGTTCATCGTACTTGACCGGCACGATCAGTTCTACAATGCCCTGAACAACGCTATCCTCGGCGGCTATCCGCCTGGGGTGGCTGTTGCAAACTGATGGAGGCTTAGATGCGAGTGTTCAAGGCCCTCACCGCTGCGGCACTCGCATTGGGTGCGCTGGCGACCTGGCCTGGCCTGCCAGCGCATTCCCAACAGGCGGGCCCACAGGCGATACTGTGTAACAAGATCAACAATGCTTCCAGCAGTGCCACGGTTGGTGTTTCGGTAGCGGCGGTACCGAACCAGACAATCTCCGTATGCGGTTTCCATGCTATTGCTGGGGCAGCGGCTGGTACCTTTCAATTACTCTCCGGTACTGGTGCAACCTGTGCTGGCGGTCAAACACTAACGCCTGTCATACCGTTACCAATAAACGGAAGCATGGTCGACCACATCGACAACGCTTGGTTTACTCTACCGTCGGCTAACAATCTCTGTGTGTCGATAACCGGAACGGGGCCCGTGTCTTACAATCTCTACTATGTTCAGTTCTAGGAGATTCAAATGGCTAGATGGCAAGGACTTGCGGCCTTCGTTATAGGCAACAAGAAATACAAGGCTGGCACGACCTACGCTGACACCGTTGGTAATGCTGTGGGCGGTGATGTGGTTTACGCTGCGTTTGGCACCTCCGGCGGCCTTTCTCCAATGTTGGTCCCGCTTGATGCGCCAGCTGTCGCTCTTCGTAACGGGAGTGCATTTGCGACGACTCCGTTGCCATGCACCATAACAGGAGTTAATAGCATCGATGGCTAGATGGAGATTGATGGAGGCTCACTATATCAATGTCCCAGGAACCGAATGGGAGTATAAGGAGTCAGATAGGGAAACTAATCGATCAGTTCGCAGAGTCTATCAGGTCCCGCTTTACCTTGATCCGAAAGACGCTGCGGACTTCACTGACCGATCGAATGGCTGGGTTGTGGTCAGTCATAAGTTCGACAAAGCTAACCCTCGTGATATCGTTTTCGTTGGCCCGCCCACGCCTAACATGGAACCTATCGACGACGAGGCCGAACAAATCAGCCAACGGTACATCGACAGCGGAGCCTGGAAGCACCCCATCGAATCCCTCAACATGACCTACTCGCAATCGATCTTGAGCGAGTTCGAACAGAAGCTCGCATCGATGTTGAGCGGTGGAATTCCGGTTAGCCCGCCGCCCAATGTGTCAACCGAAAGTATCTCGAAGAAACAGTTCGACGAGCTTCAAGCGACTGTAAAGCAGTTGATGGAGCAGAATGCAGCGCTGCAAAATCGATTGCTTGAACAGGATCAAAGTAGAGGGCTCCGTCGGAGGATTTGATGGTCACCAAGAATACTGACCTCGATCAAGGCGGACATGGCTATCCGAGGACTAGGGCTTATCTCGGCCCTAGCCTTGGATGGGTCGATCAGTTGGTTAAGCCAGTCACTCTTGTTCAGTCTCCCCTTTATGGCGTGCAGCCAGGTGACTCAGTTATAATGGTAGATACCAACGTTGTAGGGCCTAGCTGCACTATTATCTTGCCAGACGTGATCGCCTGGGTGCAGCAGCCTCAGTATCAGCCAGCTACGGGATTTGAGAAAGCACTATGGATAAAGGACATTGGTGGCAACGCTGCTTCGAGCAACATTTTTGTTCAGCCATTTACAGGACAGAAGATCGACAATCTGGCGATATCGTTCCAGATTGTCCAGAATAGGCAGCTTCTTCGACTTTATCCAATCGTCGAATGGAACTACCCACCAGGAGAGTTCATAGGATGGTTCACAGGTTAGCGCTTCTAGCGGCGCTGCTTTCATCGTCGGCGGCGTTTGCGCAGGATATACCGAACCATAGCGTTCCAGTCGGTGGTGGCCCTGGGACTGTTGGCTGGAAATCTATTGGCCCCTGTCCTTCGGGTCAGGTGTTAGGCTGGAACTCCCCGACAGCCGATCCTGTGTGCACGGTTGGCGGAAGCGGAGGTGGTGGTGGAGTTTCGAGCGTAAATGGAATAACTGGCCCAATCTCGTTTGTGGCCGGGACCAACATGACGATTGTGCCCGGGTCCCCGAATGCACAGTCGATTACGTTAAATTCAACTGGTGGAGGTGGAGGCGGTGGTGACCCTTGTCTGACACTGAACCTGACTGGTGACGTTCATTCAACTAATAGCTGCCTAACTACATTAGCCACAGTCAACGGAACCACTGGCACTTACGGCACTGCCAGTGCTGTGCCTACAATCACGGTCAACGCCAAAGGCCTGATTACCAACGTAACGCCAACTGCGATCACGTTACCGTTTACGAGTATGACTGGCACCTTGGGCTGTGCTCAGATGCCTGTCTTGTCTGGCGATGTCACCTCCGCTGGCGGTACTTGCGCAACGACTATCGCTAATGGAGTCGTGACTAACGCCAAGCTGGTTCCGGCTCCAGCAGCGACCCTACGAGGCAATCCGACTAACGCAATTGCCAGTGTTCAGGACTTCAAGTTCACCGACCTACCAAACAAGGCCGTCCCGACTCCATCTACCGACTCGATGCTGATATTCGACTCGGCGGCAGGGACGTTGAAGTATTGTTTGCTGAACCAGTGTATTGCAGGCACCGGCACCGCTGGCGTTTCGTCATTGAACACGCTGACAGGTGCGTTGAACCTGAGTGCTGCCGCCGGGATAACAATAACGCCGAGTGGATCGAACATTCAAATTGGGTTGCAGCCAGTTACCAACCCAACCCAACAGGTCTTTAATACCGGTAGCGGAACTTACACCACTCCCGCCGGTGTTGTTCGAATTGAAGTGTATATGGTTGGCGCTGGTGGTGGTGGAAGTGGCGGCGGTTCCGGTGCCGGTGCTGGGACCCCTGGTACAGCCACCACCTTTGGTTCATTTACTGCCCCAGGTGGCCCTAATGCTGGTGGTGCCCCCGCAGCCATCTCTGGCTGCACATTTGGCACCAGGGGTGGTTGGGGCCAAGGTGGCCTTCTATCATTTGCTGGTCAGTTCAGTGGACCTGGCGGCCCTGGTGCAGCTTCATTCTTTGGTGGTGGCGGCGCTGGCGGTTACAATACTACCGGTACTACCGCCGTAGCTCCCGGTGCTGGGGGTGGAGGCGGTAATTCTGATTCTACTGCTACGTCACTTGGAGGCGCTGGCGGCAGTAGTGCTGGCTATTGTTTCCAGAACATTCGATCTGGCCTTGCTGCGAGCTATGCCTACTCAATTGGCGTCGGTGGTAATGGCGGTACGGCCGTTGCACCCAACCTGCCTGGCGGTGCAGGTGGTACTGGTCTAATTCTTGTCCGAGAATATTACTCTCAGAGTGGCGGTGGAGGCGGTGGAGGCACAGCAGGTGTAACGTCACTGAACACCCTTCTAGGCGATCTGAACATCGTTGCAGGCACTGGCATCTCCGTCTCTCAGGCCGGGTCAACAATCACAGTCGCTAATACAGCCGCCGTGGCAGCAGTGTTCACCACCGGTGACATTAAGCAAACAATGAAGACTGTGGCCGATAGCGGTTGGGTAATGATGAACGTTGATGGCTCAAGCATCGGTGATGCGTCATCATCAGCAACGGTTCGGGCAGCGGCAGATTGTCAAGCCTTGTTCCAGCTTCTGTGGAATAACTGCTCTCAATGTCCTGTATCCGGCGGTAGAGGCGGTGACTCGCTGACGGACTGGAATGCCCACAAGGCTATAACCTTGCCTTACATCGCTGGTCGAACCGTGGCTGGGGCTGGTACCCAAACTTTAAGCCCTGGCGGTGGGCCTCGTGTGTTAGGCGCATACGCTGGTCTTGAGACGTTAAGTGGCTTGACTGGCTCAGCCACAGTCAGCGGATCACACACCATCACCGTCGACGAGATGCCACAGCACACTCACGCCACCGATTGGGCGAGTCCGTGGGAAATGATGTTCTACTACGCCGGTGGTGGAGGTCCATATCTTAATCTCGATATCGGTTCAGGTAGCTCCAATGGTTCATTCAGTGGCGGCCCTGGCAGTAGCCAAAAGATCGTCGGCTACACTGGCAGCAGCGCAGCCTTCTCAATGTCATCGACAGGCTCAATCTCACTTAACGCCATACCGCAATTCGAACCCAAGAATTACTTCAACTTCATGATAAAGCTATGACCGTATCAACCCAACTTTCTAAAATCACCTACAACGGTGACGGCGCTACTTTCCAGTGGAGCTTCTCGTTCCCTGGACATGATCCGTCGGCGATCGTTGTGTTTATTACCGACGCCGCTGGTAATGTGGTGTTACAGTCGACGCTGACCTATACAGTTACGCTTATTGCGCCGGTCGATCCCAACCCTACGGGCATTGGTGGTTCGGTCATTTTGAATAGTCACACCCCGCTGCCGGTTGGGCAGAAGATCACCATTATGAGGCTTCTGCCAGAGATTCAACCTACATCAATTGCAAGCCAGTCGATTGTGTATCCGCCGATCGTCGAACTCGAATACGATTATCTAACGATGGTTGACCAGCAACTTCAAGAGCAAGTCAACCGATCGATCCAAGTTGCCTTTAGCGATCCTAACCCAGCGCCGTTGCCGTCGGTAGCTCAGCGGGCCGGGTTGAATGCAATGTTCGACAGCGTCGGTAATCTAACGGCAGGTGCACCGATTGTCGGTGGCGTAACCGTTTCTGCCGCTATGATTCCGGTGGTTACAGCGGCAACGATCAAAGCGGCACAGATTGCATTCGGCTTAGGGCCATTTGGTTACGCCGCCCTGAATGGAAGCAAGTTGTTCATTACCAATGCCCTGACCGTGACCAATGGTATGAAGGGTCTGACGCTAGTGTTGGCTGGCAGTGCGCTCTATACCGTGACTATGCCACCACCAGCGAGCATCGACGACGACTTCCAAATCTTGATCTTCGTCAATGATAGCCGTGGGAAGGACATCTCTGTTCCTGGCTATCCCAAACCATTCATGCTGTGGCCTGGTCAATGGATGATTCTGTCTAAGTATTCAGGCACTTGGCTAGTTATGCAGCCACCACGATGGAAGGTCAGTGCGGGTACAACTATCCCGGTCTATGTCAATCCTGCTAGCGGCAACGATAACAACGATGGCCTTGCCAGAGGCGCAGGAGCCTTCCAGACCATCCAAGGCGCTGTGAACATGGTTCAGCAGTTCACGGACGGAGTGTTCCAGATTATTCCGGAGGCTGGATTTGGTCATACTGTTGGTGCGGGCGTTATTCTTGACGGACTTCAGTTTAACCGTAGCGTCACTATTATCGGCGATGGTCCTGTGGCACCTCCTGGGGTCAGCGTAACTGGTGATACTGGCGGGACGATGTTTCATGCGACTAACGGCGCTATTCTAGGCTTACAGAATCTGTATATCGGATTGAATAGTCCTGGCTCTGCTGGCAATGGTATTGTCTCGGAAAATGGCTCAGTCGTTAATCTGGCCAACTGCTCGTTCGGCGGCATGACCGGCGTTCATATGACCGTTGACGAGAACGCCACGCTAAACGTGACGGGCTTCTACGACATCTACGGCGGTGCGACAGTTCATCTGTATGCAAATGCTTCTGGCTATGTCTCGTGGGCTCCAAGCACAGTTGGCATTAACAGTGCGATAAACATTGGCACCTTCGTCGAGGCTGTGTACAACTCTTCGGTTGTATGTCCCGCAGCGATCAACTTCGCTAACGCAAGCTTTGTGACCGGGAAGCAGTTTCTCATTGATTACAATTCCTCGCTGGTAACCCAAGGTGCAGTCATTCCCGGCACCGTCGCTGGTACCGCCGGGCCACATGGAGGCTTCGTCGTGTGATGCCAAGTACATCAGAGAAACAGGCCGTAGCGATGATGCTAGCGGCTAAGGGTAAGGGCAACATTGGAATTCCGCCCTCTGTGGGCAAAGAGTTCCATGCAGCGGACAAGAAGACTGGGATATTGAAAAGGAAGAAAAAGGCCGAAAAATGATGGACCCGTTCGAGATCGATCCTAACGACCCTGAGCCGTTGGAGAACCTGATTCCACGGAAGATATTCTGGCTGGCACACCATTTGCACAACCTAATCTATATCAGGTTCTTCTATGAACAGATTGGGATGCAGCCACCGGAGTGGACCAAGAACGAGATGACACGAGTGCAAGGTAGGCTATTGGACCAGCTTGACCGTGAGAACAGTCAAGGTGGCAAATTCAGAAAGGAGATACAAGATGAAGCAAGGTCGAGCGGAGACGAAGAGAGAAGGGTGGAAGACCGAGCCCCACTCCACCAAAGCCAACTTAGACGGCGTATCTAATCTCGGTTTATCGAGACAGTTCCGGAAGGAGGAAGCACTTGACGGACCAGGATTCAATCCCACTACCACCTCAAGGCCCGCTCTGGGGCCTGGGGGAGGACGCACTGTCCATCCCTCCGGGTCCCAAGGCAAACACAAATAAGGAGGTTACGATGACTGAAAAGGTTGAATACGACACGAAGCCAAACTTCGATGTCGAAGAGGTACTTTCACTTCTTGAAATCTTGCATGCATCAAAGGACGAGCAGAATCTGAAACCGCTCTTCGACGATGCATACAGGGCGCTAGTTGCAACCGCTGCGGAGCTTAAGGAAAAGCTCGCAGCAAAACAGGAGGATGAAGATGAAGGGCGGTAGAGATATCCTTTCGGAGTACGGCCATGACATTCCGCACCCGCAAGCGCCGAGAGCGACTTCGGGCGGCGTCACGTCAGCCAAGCCGCTCAGCTATTCCCCACCCCAAGGCCCCATCGGTCAGCATCACGAAAGACCAGGTCTTGGCGGCGACAATCACGGCAACGCACACTGTCCAGTCGCCAATCGTGGTTCTGGAGGCGTTGGTCCTGGCGGCAGTCATGGTGGGAGTCAGCGTGGATGATTAACATGGACATTGGTGAGGCTGTTCATCGACTCAATCAGGGCCAGAAAGTCCGTCGTGCTGGCTGGAATGGCAAGGGCATGTGGCTTGAGAAGCAGGTGCCAGATTCAGGCTCCAAGATGACCTTGCCATATGTGTACATGTCTACGGCGCAGGGCGATCTTGTGCCGTGGCTGTGTTCCCAGACAGACCTGTTGGCGAAAGATTGGGAGGTAGCATGATGGATGTTCAACGACAACTAAGCTTCGGCGAGAAGGCTGTGGGTCTGACCTTCAATCCGAGCGGTGATTCTAGGGTCAATGAAATGAAGCAGCTTTACGCTAGGATCATTGACCTTATGCATGAGCTCCGAGGGCAGAGTATCGACCAGGAACAGGTACGTCTTGCCTCGGTATCTATCACCGAAGCCCAAGGTGCCCAGATGTGGGCAGTTAAGGCCATAACTTGGAGGGTTTAAGTGACCTCTGAGGTAGACATTGCAAATCGGGCGCTATCTGGAATTGGCACTCGGTCTGAAATAGCGAGCTTCGATGAGGACTCCAACGAAGCTCGTCAGATTAAGCTTCACTTCCATAGTCTCAGGGACCAGCTTATCCGTATGGCGCCCTGGAACTTTGCGAGGAACTTCAACACGCTGAGTCTGATCTGCTCGGCCCCGGGAACGCCAGAGAACCCGGGGCCGGGACTTAATGTGTGGGCAAAGGGGGTACCACCGCCACCATGGAGCTATGAATATGCTTACCCGAGTGACTGCTTACGGGCGGTATACATCGTCCCGCAATTCACTACTGGTTTCACATCGGGAGTACCAATCACTACTGCGGTCACCGGAGGCGCTCCTGCGTTTTGGAATGGGCCTCCTGTCAGGTTCCAAGTCGGACTCGAGCAAATCGGTTCGTCGGGTAAGCCGGAAAACGGAGGAATAGACACGAATGTAATCTGGACCAATCAGCAACAGGCCATTCTTTGTTATAATCGTCGAGTAACCAACCCTGATGTTTGGGACGATCTATTTCACAACGCCATGACCACGGCCCTAGCGATGAGATTGGTCATAGCGCTGACCGGTGATAAAGGTCTAGCGCAACTTAAAATGCAAGATGCTAACGACTCGATTGTTAGAGCCAGGCAGCTGGACGGCAACGAAGGTTTGACAGTCAATGACGTAACGCCCGACTGGATACGCACTCGTGGGATCAGCTACCAAGCATGGGAATTCAGCCCCAACATCATGTTCGATTGGGGACCACTGTTAAGCATGTACTGAAATGTCTGAGAATGTTATCCAGACCTCATTTGCGGCTGGCGAACTGTCTCCGAGTCTATTCGCTCGGGTGGACTTCGCAAAGTATCATTCTGGCGCCGCTAAAATGCGGAACTTCTTTGTTGATTATCGCTCTGGCGCTTCTACACGTCCAGGGACAGAATTCATTCGCCCGGCTGGCGGCAAGAAGGTTAGGTTAATACGGTTTCAGCAGTCGACTACAGTCAGTTACGCTCTGGAATTCGGCAACAATTATCTCAGGTTCATTTCCCAGGGCGGCTCGGTGGTCCTAGGGGCGGTTGGTATTTTCACCGTACACTTTGGTTCCCAGACCGGGATAAATGCCCCTGGCTTCACCTTTATTCCAGGCCAGCTGTTGTTCATTAGTGGAGTGAATAGCGTTCCACAAATGAACAATCGGTATTATCTTGTCGATAACATAGCTGGCAGCACAGCTGAGATTAAGGATTCGCTGACAAACGAATCTATTGATTCTAGCACTTGGCCGCCTTATGGCGGTGATGCTGTATTGCAAGTGGTTTACACTATCGCTACTCCATATAGCGCCGATGAATTGTCGATGCTCAAATTTTCACAAAAAGTTAACAAGATGAATTTAACTCACCCAAACCATCCACCGTATGTTTTGACCCTTATTGACGCCACTAACTGGACCCTAGTCCCAGCGACCATCGGAACGAGTATAGGACCGCCGACTATAGCTTCCGCAGTTTCATCGGGAACAGGTTCGGTCGCCTACAAGTATACGGTCACGTCCGTAGATGCAAATGGGCAAGAGTCAGGCCCTAGCGGCGTCTTTGTCATACCTAACGGCATTGACTTGAGGTTGATTACCGGTGGCGCAACCGCTGTAACGGGGTCCAATCAGATTGTGTGGAACCCTTCGCCTGGTGCTGCCTTTTACAACATCTATGGATCGTCTCCGTCTTACCAGGCGCTAAATGCCGATGTTGGTGGCGTTGGCTTTATAGGTTCTGTCGATGCTTCGGTTACACAATTCGTTGATTCTAACATAGCGCCAGACTTTGCTCGCAGTCCACCGATCAGTGAGGACCCGTTTGCCAACCCGCCTGTTAATCCACAGGTTTCTAGCTATTTCCAACAGCGCCTGGCTTACGCTAATGGCGGTGGTAATTTGGTCCAAGAGTTTTGGATGAGTAAAACCGGAACAGATTACAACTTTGATATATCGAATCCAGTTCAGGCCGATGACGCCATAACTGGAGAACTGGTTAGCCTGGAGGTCAATGAAATCAAGTCAATGGTTCCGATGCCAACAGGCTTGATTATGCTGACCACCAAGGGTGCCTGGTTAGTTTCCGGTGGCTCTGGCGGTGTCGCCAGTCAGGGCGGCCCTATTACGCCAACTAGCGTTACTGCAACTTCCCAGGCTTACATCGGCGCCAATGACGTTCCGCCAATCCTGGTTAATTACGACATTCTCTATGTGCAAGTTAAGGGTTCAATCGTCAGAGATTTAACGTACAACATTTACGCCAACATCTACACCGGTAATGACATCTCGATTCTGTCAAATCACTTGTTCTATGGCCATCAAATTCTGGAGTGGGCCTATGCCGAGGAACCGTTCAAGGTCATCTGGGCCGTTCGTGAGGATGGAATTTTGCTGTCGCTGACTTTGCTTAAAGAACAAGACATGTACGGTTGGGCGCAACATGACACCCTTGGCAATTTTATGTCTGTGGCGTCTATTACCGAGGGCCAGTTCGATGCTACCTACGTTGCTGTTAGTCGCCCGTTGTTTGGGCAGACTGATCCAGTTACTACGATCGAGCGCCTTGACAATCGTATGTTTCCATTCGGCGCTGAGGATGCTTGGTGCGTCGATTGTGGAGTTCAGAACGTCCCAAATGCACCGCTGACGACTTTAGTAGTCGTTCGCAATCCTGATCCGACCACCGTTAGCCTAGCGACTACGGACCCATACTTCTACAATGGTCAGGTTGGTTGGGTAATTCGGGTCGGTGGAGGCATCATTAAGACCACGTCTTTTGATATTGCTTCTCGAACCATGCAAGGGAAGGTTATTCAACCAATAGCCGACACAGTTCCTGACGACTTTCAGGGACGGTACAAACCTGCTCCACCGTCGACTTGGACAATAGACCAGCCATTTAACCAAGTGTTTGGCCTGGATCACCTTGAGGGTCAGTTGGTGTCGGTTCTGGCCGATGGCGGTGTGGTTAGGGGAGAGGTGGTTCATAACGGTTCAATTTCACTTCCTGCTCCGGCTACTAGGGCCATAGTCGGCCTTGGTTTCCAGGCACAGCTGCAAACCATGCCGCTAGACGTAGGACAAGAGGTGAACACCATTCAAGGCAAACGGAAGAAAGTTGGGGCGCTAACGGTTCGAGTGAAAGAAAGTCGTGGACTTAAGGCCGGAAGGACTTTCAGCACACTAACACCCATCAAAGAACTGAACCGTGTCACGCTAATGGGATTGCCAGTGGCGCTGATTACTGCCGATGAACGCATAGTCATGGACCCGCTATGGGACGTTCCTGGGCAGATTTGTTTGCAAATTGACGATCCGTTACCAGCGACAGTTCTTGGTGTCATTCCCGAGGTTGTAATAGGGGACAGCGCCAAATGACACGGATAAAGAGGCTGAATACGTCGCAAGCTAAGCAATTTATGAATGCTATCAGTTTTGATAACATTGGTCGAAGGACCATGGATTTTTGCTTAACGATGAGTGTGGTCATTTGGGCTGGATTCATCGACGATGTTATGGTCTGTATTTGGGGCGTCATTCCTCCAACACTGATGTCCAATCAAGCCTATCTGTGGCTGTTCACCACCGACGCATTGAAAGGCCATGAGTTTTTGTTGGTTCGGCATTCTCAGCTAGTGGTCAAAGAAATCCTAGATGAGTACCCATCTATCGTTGGTCACGCAATAGCGGGATCGGACAAGAGTATTCGTTGGTTGAGATGGCTAGGCGCTAAGTTTGGTGAGCCACAGGGAATGGCCATTCCGTTTAGGATATCCCGTCATGGCTAGTCCGGTAGCAATGGCTGGAATGGGTGCTAGCGCCGTCAGTGGCATACTTGGCGCCGTTGGAGCCCAGACCAAAGCCCAAGGCCAGCAGCTTTCAATTCAAGGCCAAATGCTCCAGACGATGGGGCAGGCCTATCAGCTTGACGTACAGGCCGCCGAGTACGGAACCAAGGCTAATATGGCGGACTACCAAGCTGCCGTCGCAGATCAGAACAAAAAGATAGCGCTACAACAAGCTGATTACTCTGTCTCAGTCGGTGATACCCAGGCTACTGAGTCTGGAATGAAGACACGGGCGGAGATAGGTAGCGCCAAGGCATTTCAGGGTGCATCAGGTTTGAACGTCAACACCGGCTCGTCGGTCGATGTTCGGCAATCAATGACTGAGATAGGCTATTACGACCAGCAAACCATCCGGGCTAATGCTGCGAAGACCGCTTGGGGTTATGAGGTTGAGGCAACGCAAGATGAGGCTCAGGGAGCGCTATATACAATGTCGGCGGCCTTGGATCGCACACAAGCAGCAGCAGCGACAACTGGTGCGACGATGACTAGAGCGGCGCTGCCGTTAGAACAGCAAGCTATGGGCCTGGCGCAGACATCTGGAACGATTGACACTTTATCGTCGCTAGTCGGCGCTGGTAGCTCGGTAGCCGATAAGTGGATGAAGTGGAGCACGGTGTCGTAATGGCCGAGCAACAACCAGGTCGAGTTCCGTACAGCGGAGTTCCCACAGTATCTCCGGAGATGCCTCGTGGGAATGTGCAGCTTAATCTTCACATTCCAAACCTGTCATTTACCGATGCTATTGGTAAAGGCCTAGCTAACCTCGGTCATGGCTATGGCGTTCTTGGTCAAGCTACTGAGGCTGTGGGAGCAGCGTTTTCTCACGCAGGTCAAGTGGCTGATAAGAGCGGCACTGAGCTTTTTAATCGAGCGGTGGCGCTGCAAGAAATTACAAACGAGACAGCGACTAACGAGGCAGTAGCGGGTTACGATGTAGCGGATGGAAAGGCCCAAGCTGATTTCCTATCGACAAAGGGCACCAACGCCAGTGGTCAGTTCGCACAGTTCTCGAAGGATGCCCAGGAGCGGCGCAATAAGTTCCGAGACACACTAGCGAACGATTCTCAGAAACGTTTGTTCGACAACAAAACTATGAACATGATGGGCCGAACGATTCGGGAAGGCGCTAGACATGCGGGAGTGGAGCAAAAGAACGCATACATCAGTTCACTTGACTCTAATGTAGCGACTAAGTTCCGAGAGGTGTCCGACCATCCATTTGACGATGACCTTTACAATAGCTCTTTGCCAGAACTGCGGGAACTAATCGAGAAGAAACACCAGGCGCTAGGTCATTACGGCGATGAGGCCAAGAATGAATACACTGAGGTGACTCAGAAGCTGTTAGCTGATCGGCTGACCCATCAGTCTTTGGAACAGCCAAACCAAGCATGGGACAACTATCAAAAAGCTAAAGAGTTTATGCCTGAGGCTATGCGGGACCAGGTTGAACATACTCTAATGGACCGTATCAAAGACTCTGCGACTTTGGGCGCTCATGATAAGGTGATGAAGGATTACCTTTCTGGCGCTCCTGACGAGTCAAAAACCATCCAGGAAAGAGTCGATGCGGGCGTAAAAGAGTTGCCGCAAGTTATCAAAGACCATCCGGAACAGTTGCGGAAGGCCGAAAAGGAACTCCGTCAGCGGATTGAAGGCAGCGTTCGAGATTACCAACAACAGAGAAGTATAAACGTCTATAACCACAGAAACGACACGTATAGGATTTTGAACGCTGAAAAGCCGCCGTTGAAGCTTGAGGACTTCCTAGCCATTCCTGAGGGCAAAAGAATTTACGAAGCGTCAAATGATATAGAGCGGGCTCAGATTAAAGAATTGATTTATACAATGGCCAATCGTGAATTCAGGGTTGATGCAGTAACAAGTCAAAAGAACCGTGAAAAGTATTTAACTCAGTTCCTTACCAACCGTGATGAGTTCATGAAGTCAATGGAGGACATGCGAAGCGTAATGGGCGGAATGAATGGCTCGGACAGAAGGACCATATTGAATCTTTACGAAAAGGTTTTGAAGAGTCCAGCGGCCGATCCAGATGTGGCTAAAGGAATGTCGTGGCTCAAGCAGCAGTTCGGTCCGCAGATGCGTGAACTTGGTGTTTATGACTCACCACGCCGAGGTGAAGCAACCGAAGATTGGGATCACCTGCATAACGGCGTTTATGAAGCGATACAAGATTGGAGGGCCAAACACAAAGGCGCAATGCCGAGCCAAGAAGAGTTCAACAAGAACATAGCGCCGACTATTCTCAAAGATATTAAAGGAACAACGTGGCCGTTCTCGTATCTTCCTTGGGCCACGCCGGACCAGCCAGCGTACTGGAAGGTCCCAATGCAGTCAGAGTGGGAAGAAAAGGAGCGGGCCAAAATCCAAGCAGAGACAGGTACTCCGGCCGCCGACATTCCACAGGAGGACATAAACAAGCGTTGGATACGTTACCAGTATCAACTAGCGATAAAGCCAAAGCCAACAGCACAGCCTCATCCGTCTCAAGGCCTTAGGAAACGTGCGGCACCGGTCCCGGCAGGCGAATGACAGACACGTATTCAGCCGATCCCAATGTAGTTGATTTTAAAGAACAGCAGCGCCGTCGTGTGTCTGCTGTCGTTATGGATTCCTTTGATCAAAATCCAGATGAAGCTGCGAGGGCACAGCAGATAGGTGCAGCTACCGGCACTCCGTCATCGATTATTGGAATGGACTCTAAGGGTTATGAAGATAACTTCAAGCGGATTACGGCCTCGCAATTAGTAACCAACGACGATGCATTAAGCGATTTCGTTACCCGCCACCCAGAAGCAGCGGCGGTGGCGCAAGACGATTGGGATAATCTTAGCGAATATGCAGAGGCGTTGCTGAATGTAGGCTACAAGGGTGCGTTTAAGGCAGGTGAACAACCACCGAAGTATGCACCACCCATAACACCCTACACGTTTTGGAACGCTGGTAAAGCAGCTATTGAAGGCTTTAATGAAGCCTATGGGTCCGGTCCAGATGTACTGGCGCCATATAGAACTGAAGATGGCAAAATCATCGATAAGCAGACCCTTACTCAATACGTTGCACAGGCTGCGACTTCGGCGGCAGAAAGGCCAGTTATTGGCGCTCTCTTGTCTTTGCCGTGGAACCTGGCATATGGCGCTTTGTCGGTAGGCCCAAAATCAATGGCGGCCCTAGGTGCGTTGAGTGAGGCAGTAAATCAAGGCGGTTTGCAGTTTGCAATTGATAGCGGCTTGGACCCGTATGAAGCCAAGAGATTCGCTAGGGAGGCTGCTAGCTTTGTTGAATTTGAATTGACCGACATGGCCCGATCGAAAATGCATGGGCCAGAAGCCAAGCAGTTCAAGGAGGATTATCCTGGCGTTGATCCCCGAATGGCCGAATCCGCTAGACTAGAGGGCCTGACCCGGGAAGCTCAACAGGCACTTGCTCCGTTGATGGTAACCACACGGCTGATGAAACCTTATATCGAGGCTGGTATGGAGCCTCCGAAGGGATTGCATCCGCTGCTTGATTTGGTGATTCAAGAGGCAGAAAAACGTGAGATTGAGTCGCTAGAGAAAGCCGATCAGGCGGGCAATAAAGTCCAGATTAAAGAGCGGAGCCCAATTACCTTCGATCAATTTACCCGTGGTGTCCTGGGCGAGAGGCATGTTTACGTCGACGCTGACATCGCTCGTCAAAACGCTGAGGCTCTTGATTGGGTCCCTGAGTTGCAGCAGCAACTTCAAGACGAGGGTCCTAGCGGCAGGGTAAGGATACCGCTGGAAGATTGGAATAAGGCCGACCCGGAGATTAAAAAGCTATTCAAAGATGATTATTCTATCCATTCCGATGGTAATACAACCAACGACTGGAACGAGATTCCACCTGGTCGTGCATCTGAATATGTGGAAGATTGGACCGACAACAGTAATTCGACTCGGACCTGGGACGCTGTAACGTCACTGAGAAGAGCCAACAAACTCGAACCGCTGGGAGGGATGCCATCGGAGGTTCCAAAGCGGTTGCAGCTGGTTCGTGGTAAGCCTGTTCCTTATCCTGAGTTAAAGGGTGAACACTCGTTTATGATAACCGACGAGATTGGCCGCCATGTGGCCGATCTTGAAATCGATACCCGAGACGGAGGCAAAGACCTTCACGTTAAGTGGTTGGGTGGACGGTATGTGCCGCATCAACAGATTCAGCCAGTGACCAATATTTTCGGCCCGACGTTGATGAGAGATTTGTTCAGGCAGATCAGAGACGAATTTCCTGAGGCCGAAACCATCTCTGGCCGCAGAGTTTCTGGCGCCAGGGAAGGCACGATTAAAGAAGGCGGTGAGGTCAAAGTCAATATAGACGGCTTGCGTGCTGAGGTTGAAGACCCAGCGGTTCTAGGCGAGCATACCGCTAACTTTATGGACATTGCTGAGAGTGGCGATTGGGCCAAGACCGGAGCAGGGGGTGAATATCTACCGTTATTCCGAGATAATCTGCCAGTTCATGCACAGAAGATAGCCGACGACATTGAGAAAGTTTTTGCTCGGCTCCTTCCGAAGGAGATGGAGGGCCGTGCATTTGCCACGAAGCGTGTATTATTGGATGGCCGTGACGTTAGAGGATATTACCAACCATATTATGATCGGATGCCACTAATTACTTGGTCGCTTACTTATGGTCATCCAGGCGTCGCTAGACACGAAGCAATGCATTTCCTTAAAGCATACGGGTATATATCAGATGAAGAGTGGGGTATTTTGATCCAAGCGGCAGAGAAAGGAAACTGGATCGAGAAGCATGACATTGACAAAATGTACCCCGGTGAGTCGCTGTCCAACCGTTTGGAAGAGGCTATAGCTAAAGAGTTAGAGGACTGGTCAAAAGATAAACCAGCGACAGCCTATTCAGGAGTCTTTGGGCGAATACGAAAGTTGTTGGAAGAGCTTCACGATTACTTTAAGGAAGTCCTTTTCGGTAAAGAACCTACACCCGAGAACATCTTTCAGAAGATCGAGCGCGGTACGGTCGCTGAGAGGCCAATGGGTGAGGTCGAGACACCGACGTACGATCCACGGACAGTTCAGGTCGCTGGGCCGTTACCGGCTGGAATGGCGGCACGGTTGAGAGGTCCAAGAGCGCCAGAACTTCCAGGGATGCGGCCGTTGGAAGAGCGGGCCGTTCACGAACCTGGGGCGCTACTGCCGAAGCGTCGCCAGGAAATGATGGAAAAGGAGATAAAGGCTGAGACAGCGAGGGATTTAGAATTCCGCCGTAAGCAAGCGGCAGAAGATGTTAAAGAACAAGCCACGAAAGAATACCAAGACGAGGCAGCTTCACGATTGCCGAAGATCGAAGAAGAAGTCGCTAACATGCCTGGGTTTGCTATCGACACGTTTTTCAGAGAGGGAAAGATTCAGGGCCAAGAACTTGACAAGAAGCCCAAAATTAGAAGTGACATGATCCCGCCTGAATACGAAAGCGTGGTTCCAACCGCTTGGAGAGCGAAGAAAGGTGAGAGCCCAGATGTTCTGGCTGGACTGTTTGGTCAGGCCGATGCGACGGAGTTTTTCGAGCGGATAGCGGAGCATCAATTATCTCGTGGCGAGATGACACAAAAGGCATTTTTCAAAAAGTCTGTTGGGATCAAACTCACTAGGGAGATGGAAAGGGAGTTTGGTAAACAGGGCGACGCCGTTATGAAGGCGGCCGAGGATCATGTTTTTCACGACAATCAATTGAATCTCCTTCACCAAGACACAATGCGGGTAGCGACAGAGCTTGGGCAAGAGCATTCGTTTACTCGGGAAGATGTTATCAGGCAGCAAGAGCGATTGCTTAATCAAACGAAAATGAAAGATGTTGACTTCAAGAAATATAGCGGGGCATTGTATCGGAATGGAGGTAAAGCTGAGGACTCGATACTGCGAGGGGACTTCCGAAAGGCTTATGTCCATGTTCAGGGCCGTGAGAACGCCTATGCAATGACATTGGGCATAAAGAAACTTGAGAAAGAACAAGCGGCACATGCGAGGTTGAGATCGCTGTATCGCAAGCGTGATCCAGAAGGCCGGGACAGTGAGCTAACTCCATTCATTCACAATGTCCTTGAGCGAATTGGTGAAACCACTCGGCCTAGGACCGACATCGAAACTGAGATGGCAGCTACGTCGTTTAAAGACATGGCTGGCCTTGATGAATTTCTTAGGAGTCCAGAGAACGATATTGGAATAATGCCTAGCTTTTTGCGGGACACGAATTGGAGGCGTGATCCGGAGCAGATGACGGTCGAGGAATGGCGTGGCGTTAACGATTTTCTACACTTTTTGGATGGGTACAGTCGTGATAACAAAACCGTAACGGTAGCCGATCGGAAGTTTCAGTTCGAGGAAATGATCGAGAAGATGGTCGATCAGATAGTGGCCCAGAGCCCACGACTTCCTGGAACTGGCGACACTGTTTTTACCAATGTACCAAAAGGTAAGATGAAAGAGTTGGCACATATCTATTTTGTTGAAAGTCTGCATATGGAGACGATGTTTAACTGGATGGACAAGAACAATCCAAGAGGAATATTCAATCAGGCCATTATCCGTGACTTTACTAGCGCCGCTAATTACGCCGATAAGCTGGATAAGGAGGCCGGGGCGCTATTGAAAAAGCTAACGTCGATAAAAAACCCCAATCGCTTGGTTAAGCAGGGTCTATTTATAAACCCTGATACCGGTGAGCGTATGCAGTTTACCCGAAAGCAAATTCTAGGCATCCTTGCTAACATGGGCAATCCAAGCAATTTCTACAAACTGCTTGATAGCTACAACATACCGAGGGAGATGGCCGATAAGGTTAAGGATTTGGTGTGGGCCAACGTAACTAGGGAAGACGTTTCTCGAATGACGCAGCTTGGCGACATCTTCAAAAAATATAAGAAGATGTCGGACACGATGTACCGGGGTCTGTACAGACAAGCGCCGATGAATATTGACCTATGGTCTATCCAGACACCATTTAAGGAACTTGGGCAGAATGGACTCGTTGAGGGGTGGTATTATCCGATCGTACACGATTTCAATTTCAAACAGAGTAGTCCAAAGTTAGCTGCACCTAGTCCGCTGGAGTTCCCGGTTTGGACCAAGTCGAACTTACCGACCGCTAACTACACCAAACAAAGAACCGCTTACACAGGGCCGGTGTTGCTCGATGTAGATGGGTTTCAGGCCACGTTGGCCATGATGGTTAAGGACATTGCTTTCAGGCCGACGTTGATGAATATGAACAAAATCTTTAAGAACCCTGAGTTCAGGCGGGCTGTCAGAGAACATTGGGGCCCACATTACGAGAACCTGCTTGATCCGTTTTTACAGGACGTTAGTGGATACCGTAGGATAGACAACAAGAATCAGTCCATCCTTGCACAGTCTCTCCAGTTCGTTAGACAGAACATAGTCTCTCATATGGTTGGACTCAACCCAGCGACTATCGCCAAGCACACAACTACAGCGGCGCTACAAAGCATGGCCGAGGTTGGAGTTGGCGCTTGGGCCAGAGAGATGGCGATCATAACTGGACAGGCATTTAATCCATTTGCTGGTGAACGCAATTGGACCTTCGCTATGAATAAGAGCGAAGAACTTCAACGAAGGCATCGTAATGCGGTGGATGGCATATCCGGAAATTTCGACAGGACATTTGGAAAGTTGAAAGAAGCCGATGTAATGCGAGACTTTCTCCACGACCTCACTGAGAGGCCGTTACCGCAATCATTGAGACTAGCGATAAATGGTTTCCAGGGCAAATATCTCCGCTTGCGGGACACCATGCATTTCTATGAAGCTTCGCCTATAGCGTTTCTTGATTTGCTATCGGCGGTGCCAACGTGGCTGGCTAGGTATCGTCAGGCGAAGATCGGTGGAGAGAACGAAGGTAACGCTATCTTCATGGCAGACCGTGCCGTTCGTCGAGCCCATGGATCGTCGGCCATAACCAGTCGCTCGGCGTTGATGAGAAACAATGCGATA